CTGTGTAGACAGAAAGAGTGTACAGAACATAGGAACAGACTTGTTGTTCTTGACGCAGACAGGTCTTAGGAGCTTGGGACGATCTATACAAGAGAAGTCCTTGCCTATTACCGACTTGAGCAGAAACATCAAGCAGGAACTGATTGCTAACACACTGGCTAAAACAGAACCAGTTAGTACGGTGTACAGTCCTGAAAACTACTTTTATCTTCTGTGCTTTCCTGATCTCAACCTCGTGTACTGCTTTGATGTACGAGGCACACTGGAGAACGGTGCGTACAGGGTAACACGATGGCCTAGTGTGGATTTCAAGTGTTTCCACAGGGACAGAAACGGTGACATATACATAGGCACAACAGCGGGTGTAGGAACTTACGACAACTACTTTGACAACGGTAGTGTCTATCGGTTCCGTTACTACAGCCCCGGCTTGAGCTTTGGTGACCCGTCTAAAATTAAGATGTTGAAAAAGATCAGACCTACGATTATTGGTGGAAACAATGCAGACATATTTCTCAAGTGGTCTTACGACTTTTCAACAGCAACCAGCACTAGCACGTTTAGAACCAGCAGTGCTACACCCGGATTCTACGGACAGTCTGAGTACAATGTAGCAGAGTTTTCAGAAGAAGGCACAATCATTAGTCGTTCTTCTATTAACACAACAGGCTACGGCTCAGTAATCAGCGTAGGTCTTGAGACAGACATCAACGGCTACGCTTTGTCCATACAGGAAATGAATGTACTAGCACTGATAGGTAAAACGCTATGATGATGAATTACAATAAAAGTAGAGGTACTTACTAATGGCACTAGGATTTTTAGGTGATATAATTGGGGATGTTGCCTCTTCTCTGTACACAAACCTCCCCGCAAACATACAAAAGCTCTATACAGACGAGATAACTGATATTAAGGCTCCTGATATTGCGTTTAAGGGTTTTACGGTCACTGGTCCTACGGGTAGGATTGAGACTTCAGAAACAGGTGGAACGCAGTACTATTTAGACCCTACTGCCTCTAGTATTCAAAGTGCTCTGGAATCTGCGGCACTCTCTAGGTTTGGTGCTACTCCTGCTGGCGCTGGTCAGCTAGGTGCCGCTGGACAACAGTTGTTGGGCGCTGGTCAACAACAGTTTGGTCAAGTTCCTGCAATGTCTCCTGCAATTTTAGGGGCAAGTCAAAATCTAATGGGTATGGGACAAGCGCAACTAGGTCAAATGCCTTTTGGCCTTTCAGGGCAACAAGCGGCGGCACAACAGGCGTTTGGACTAGGTGGGCAATTCATGGGTCAAGCCGGTATGCCTATGGGTGCTAGAGAACAAGAAGTGTATGACCGTATTAGGGCTACACAGCTTGGTGAAGAAGAGAGACAGAGACTAGCTCTGGAAGAACGACTGTTTTCACAAGGCAGAGGCGGTGTACGTACATCTATGTTTGGTGGAACACCAGAGCAACTTGCGTTAGCTCAAGCACAAGAAGAGGCTCAAAACAGGGCCGCTCTTGCCGCTATATCTCAAGCACAAGCAGAGCAACGTCAACAGGCGGCTCTGGGCGCACAGTTTGCTGGCCTAGGTTCTGGCCTAGCTGGACAGAGACAAGCTCTGGAAGCCGCACAACAAGCACAGGCTCTACAGGCTCTTACAAGCGGCACTGCTTTTGCAGGACAAGAAGAGGCGTTACGATCAGCGCAACAAACTAGGGCGCTACAGGCTCTACAAGGCGGCATGGGATTGATGACCGGTGGTCTTGGGTTAGAGCAAGCACAACAGCAGATTGGCTTAGGTGCGCTTCAGGGAGCTTACATCCCACAGGCGGCTATGTTGTCTGCGTTCTCTCCTGCACTCAGCGTGGCTAGCTTGGCTGACGTTGCACGTAGGCAGGGCGGTCAGTACGCAATGGAAACTGATATTGCGAACCTTGAGGCAGAACTACAGAGACAAGCCGGTTTGTCCAACTTGTACAGTGGTTTGTTCAGCGGAGCTACTGGATTAGTCGGTGGTTTAGGCACTGGTTTGTCTAACATAATGGGCGACACTGGTTTGTTTACTGATATTTACGATTGGGCTAAAGGGTTCTTCACGAAACCATAAGAGGAAACAGAAATGGCTTTTAGAATAAACACAGGATTGCCTCAAGCTGGTTTGTCAGCAGGACAGATGATTGGCTCTGCCTTTGGACAACTAGGCGGCTCTATTGGCGGTATGTTGACTCGTGGTGGACAGGCGATTAAGCAGGGTCGTGAGGCTGAAAAACTTGCTGGTATATATGCTCCTATTGCTCAAGAAGGTGTAACATCTACCCAAATGTTTCAGTCTGCTCAACAACTGATGAGTATAGGTAAAACACAGGAAGCAATGGCAATGCTTGAGCAAGCTAGAACTTTGCAACAAACAGAGCAGAGTAAAGCGGCTTTACGGTCCTTGCAAACTGACGTTGCTACGCAAGCAGAAGAAATGGGTTTGCCAGAATTAGCGTCACAGGTTAGAAAGGCCACTACTATAGAAAGAGTGAACGATATTGCGGATAAACTGACAGAACGAACAATGGAAACTATGCCAGCGCTGGACCAAAAAACAAGAAGGCAAGTACTAATAGGCGTAGGGTATAATCCTAAGTTTGTTGGTCAGCTAGATTTAAAAAATATGTCTAAGCAGGAATTCAACGAATACAAAAATTTAATGAAGGGCGACGTTGAATTGTTTTTAGAAGACGGTAAAACGGTAGCTTACAGGGTTACTGAATCAGGCATGGTTGTTAAAGACGGTGAATTAGTTGATCCTAGTACTTTAAACTTAACAGAAGTTCCTAATCAGCAAATCATAAAGAACGTAACGGCAGGAATGGCTGATGAATTATCTAAGTTAGGTGCAAAACAGTTTGCAGAACTGTACGACCAAGCTAGAAAATCTTCTGAAGGTATTCAAAACATTGACAAACTAATTGGCAACGTAGATACTATGTTTAGTGGTTCCTTGGCTAACGTAAACCTACAAGTTCAAAAGTTTATGAAAGCCGTTGGAATACCGGTAGACGATTTAGCAATAGAACAAACTGAAGTGTTTCAAGCAGAGGCGGCAAAGCGAGTTGCAGAGTACATTAAAAACCTAGGTGCTGGTACTGGACTTTCTGATAATGACTTGAAATTTACGTTAAAGGTTGTTGCTGGAGATGTTACTTTAGACGCTAACTCAATTAAAAACGTGCTAAATGAATACAGAGAAGCCGCCACTAGAAAAATAAACGGCTACAACAAAATGCGTTCTTCTGTATCTAGTAAGCTAGGAGAAGAGCAACAATCTGCTATGGCTTTTTACGATCCTGTTCTGGTTCCAAAAGGCAGTAGATTTGAAGGCTTTGAGATAGTTCCACAAACACCTTAGAGGTCAGAAAATGCCAGAAACTAAAGTTAAAACTCCTGCTGGAGAAGTTACTGTCAGGCATCCTGAAGGGGCGACTGAAGAGGAAATTTTAGCGTTTGCTCAACAACAGTATCAAGCTCAAATAGAGGCTGAACAAGAAGCTATTGTTCCACCGCCCTCTTATGTTGAGCGTGTGATGCAACCCACTACAGAGTTTAAGCCTGAGTTTACACGTAGGCTAGCCACGCAAGCAATGCAGATACCGGGGGTTCCCGGCTCTGGTCAAATTGGTGTATCAGACATAGCCGCAACTGCTGTTTCTCAAGCGGCAAGAACTGGAGGAGCTATGGCTGTAGAAGCCTTTACGCCTCTTATTCCAGAAACGATAAAAACCTTTTTTGACCAAGCTGTTACTGCCGCTGGACAAAAACTAGAGGAGTTCTATCAAAACCCCGGCGTTCAAGAAATGATGCTGTCTATTGCTTCTGGTTACGAATCATATAAAAACTGGGAGAAAAACAATAGAGCTTTAGCAGAGCAAGTTAAAGAAAACTTAGGAACAGGTTTTGATTTAATGGGGCTGTTTTCTGCTAGACCTGATTTAGTAGATTTAGATTTAAAACTGCCCGGAGAAATGAGGGCTAGAAAAGCGGGAGTTAAGTCTGATTTAGCTCGCAGGAAAGAAGCACTTACTCGTATGTTTACTCCAGAAACATTAACGGCTCAAGACAAAGCGCCGCCAACTGGAATACTACAGACAAGAACTTGGGTTCCAAATGAGTTTGATGAATCACTTATTGATACAGTCCAGACGATACCCGGAATACAGCCCTATGGTTCTGTTACTAAAAATTTTGATATTATGCAGAATCATGTAGAAACACAGGGAGTTAAACTAGATCAGTACATTAAGGCACAAAACAAGCCGGTAGACATGGAAGTTCTAAACCTTGAATTTTCTGAAACAATGGGTGATTTTATGAATAGCGACGTTTTCCAACTCGCTACTGACCAAGCTCAAAAACAGTTTATAAAATACATGGATTTAGCCCAAAAAATTATAGCAGAAGAAGGGACAGACCTAAAAGGATTGCTGAGAGCTAGAAGACGCTTTGATACGGCAGTTCAAGCATCAGGACAAACACTTGAAGCAGACGTTGCAACCTATCAAGCACTTGCCGGTAAACTGGTTCGTGGCGTAATGAACGACTATCTAAAAGGAAACACAAAAGGTAACGAAGTACATCACTTGCTGGACCAGCAGTACCGAACCTTAACAGCTATGGACAGGCTTGTTAATAAGAGGAATAGAGAAGGCATAAACGTTCCTGCAAGGCTACTAGATAGTATTAAGCAAAACACAGGTATTACTTTGTCTGCTACTGCTTTATCAGTGATAGCAACTGCTAGTCTAGCTACAGGATCTCCTATCGCCGCTACTGCCATTGCGGGAGCCGCCGTAGGAACCGTTTTTGCTAAACAAATAAAGAGGCACGGTAAAGCCGCTGTTTTAAAAGCGTATGCAGAGCTTTTGTCTACAACCAATAAAGCCATAAAGAAAATCAATGACCCTCTAGAATTAGAAAGAATGGAG